CTCTAAGCTGTTTGTAGGAAGTGATTACATTTATGGTGTAAGAACAAGCGACGAAGGGCTAGCTACATTTCAGCCCAGCACAACAACATCAACAGCAGCAGCACAGGCAGAACAAGCAGCACAAGCAGACAGAGCAGCAGCCGCTGCCGGTGTAGCAGCAGCACAGGCCGCATCAGGCGCTGGCGCTGTTACAGCCCCCGCAGGCGGTGACACCTCTACAGTTGGTGCAGGTACCACAACCGGCGCAGCCCCTGCCGCTGCAACAGCAACAATAGCAGAACAAATCAGAGAATATGCTAACACTCCCGGAGTAACTACAGCGGATGTTGTTAGAGAGATGGACGCTGCTGGCATTACTTCTGCACAGGTTGCAGAGGCTATGGGTGTTGATGAAGCAACTGTGCAACAACAATACGATGCTGTTAAAGCTGGTGCTGCTAACGCTGGTGTTGACACTGTCTTAGTAGGTACATCAGAGCAAAACCCTTGGCAGTTTAACAACGGACAGCTTGTTAATGTTTATACAGGGGAAACAATAATACCAAAAGATCCTTCTTCATTAACAGAAGGACAATCGTACACCAACGTAGAAGCAAGTGAGAATTATGGAGGATGGGGCAATTACCAAACTCCTGAAGAGGTGTGGGGTGGTATTGTTAGTTCTCCTACTACAGATATAAAGAGTGCTGTTGAAGCTGCTCAGAGAATCTTTACAGATCCTAATGAAGCTGCTGCGGCTGTTGTTGAAGCTGCTAATGTTAATAATGTTAGCGCAGAAGAAATAGCAAAAGACACTGGTATTTCTTTAGATGACATTATAAAAGCAGCTATGAACGCCGGTGTTGTGTTTAATCAAACATCTCAAAGCACAGACGACACAGACGACACAGACGGAATAGACGGAATAGACGGAATAGACGGAATAGATGGAATAGACGGAATAGACGGAATAGACGGAATAGACGGAATAGACGGAATAGATGGAATAGACGGAATAGATGGAATAGATGGAATAGATGGAATAGATGGAATAGATGGCATAAACGGCATAGACGGCATAGACGGCATAGATGGTGCTAAAGGAGACAAAGGCGACATAGGCGCTACCGGCGCTACCGGAGCTGCCGGTGCTGCCGGTGCTAAAGGAGACAAAGGCGACATAGGCGCTACCGGCGCTGCCGGTGCTGCTGGTGCTGCTGGCGCTACCGGCGCTGCTGGTGCTGCTGGTGCTGCTGGTGCTACTGGTGCTACTGGTGCTACTGGCGGGCAAGGTGAGAGAGGAGAGGCCGGAGCAGACAACTTAGGTTTAAGTGGCTTGTTTGCAGCGGCTTTAGCGCCTGTGTCCTCTACACCTATTATTGATAGTTTCTTTAAACTTGATAAACCAACCTTCTCACCAAAACAAGAAATAGACACTGATAACACATTATTTAGAGCGTGGAGAAAATAATGACATACACAGACTTAGTGAATAATGTTTTAAGAAGACTACGAGAAGATGAAGTTGAGTTTGTTGCTCAGTCTTCCTACTCTAAGCTTATTGGTGACTTTGTTAACGATGCTAAAACAATAGTAGAGAGTGCTTGGAAGTGGTCGGGTCAGAAGCAAGAAGTAACAGTTAACGCCTCTGTAGGGGATAGAAGTTATTCACTTCCGGGTAGTGGTGTTGCTTTTCAATTGGTTAATGCTATTAACAATACATCAGATAACTTCTTGGAGTATCAGACAGTAAATTGGTTTGATAAACAAATCAACACACAAGACTTAGTGCAGGGTTCTCCTAGCTTCTACACTGTCAGAGGCTTTGATAGCAATAAGGATAGTATTGTTGAGATCTATCCTATCCCTGACAACTCCTACACGTTGTTGTTTAACATCATCAAAGACCCTGTAGATCTTGTAGAGGATACAGATGAATTACTGTGTCCACATCAACCAATTATTCAAATGGCTTTTGCTATGGCTTTACGCGAAAGAGGTGAGACAGGTGGACAATCAGCAGGAGAGCAGTTTGTTATTGCTGAGATGTTTCTCTCTGACGCTATTGCCCTCGATGCTAACAGAAATCCTGAGCAGCTTATCTGGAAGACAGTTTAATGGCACAACCTATACAGACTATTAACATAGCAGCTCCGGGCTTTGCCGGTCTCAACACACAAGACAGTCCTGTTAACATGCCTGCTGTCTTTGCTGCGGTGGCTAACAACTGTGTTATAGATAAATATGGCAGAGTTGGTGCAAGGAAAGGTTGGACATTATCCACAACTGAAACCAACGCCAACCTTGGCTCTTCTGTTGGTGTTGAAGTGTTGAAAGAGTTTGTTAATGACGCTGGCGTTACTAAGATGTTCTCTGCTGCTAATAACAAGATATTAGTTGGTATTGAAACACTTGTAGATGTAACACCAGTGGGCTATACAATTACAGCTAACAAATGGCATATGGTTAATTTTAATAATCATATGTATTTCTTTCAAAGAGGGTATGAACCTTTAGTGTACTCAGGGGCCACAGACGCTGTTACAGCGATGTCTGACGTTGCCTTTGCCGCTGGTACACCTCCACAGGCTGGCGCGGCTCTAGCAGCGTTTGGCAGGCTCTGGTGCGCTGACTTTACTGCGGATAAAGTAACTGTGTATTGGTCAGATCTTCTTAATGGATCAGATTGGATAGGTGGTAGTAGTGGCAGTATTGATTTAACTAATGTATGGCCTTCTGGTCATGACTCTATTGTTGGAATGGATGCACATAATAACTTTCTTGTTATCTTCGGTAAACATTCTATTATTATCTACTCTGGCGCTGACACGCCATCAACGATGGAGTTGGTTGACAGCATCAACGGCATAGGCTGTGTATCTAAAGACAGTATAGTACACACAGGTAATGACATCCTCTTCTTAGACTACACAGGTGTTAGAGGGTTGGGAAGAACCATACAAGAGAAGTCAGCTCCTTTAGGTGATGTTAGTAAGAATGTTAGAGATGATTTAAAAGATTTAATCATAACCAGCACAGAAACCATCAAATGTCATTACAACCCTGAAGAGGCTTTCTATTTAGTTTCTTTTATAGATTCCTCTTTAATCTATTGTTTTGATACTCGCAGACCGCTGGAGGATGGTAGTTATAGAGCTACAACGTGGAACCAAGCTGCGCTGTGCTATGAGAGGGCTGTCAACGGTAAGCTGTACTTTGGAACAAGCGAAGGCATCGGTGTCTATGAAGGTTATGCTGACAACGGTGCTTCTTATATAATGAGTTATTTTAGCCACCCCCAGGTGTTTGAGAGTCCTGCTAATTTGAAGTTCTTAAAGAAAGTTTCTTTAGTAACTATTGGAGGCCCGCAAGCTGAAGGTGTGTTAAACTGGGGTTATGATTATGGTTTGGTTTATAGTAAACAATCTTTTAACTTTCAAGGCAGCACTAACCCAGCAATATACAACATTTCAGAGTACAACGAAGGTGCTGAATACAGCTACCCTATTATCGTTAATAAACCCACATTTAACACCAGTGGTAGTGGCATTGCTGTAACTGTTGGTTTAGAAGCAACAATTAATAACTTTGCTTTTTCATTACAAGAAATTAACATTTATGCGTTACTTGGGAGGATTATATAATGTCTAACTATACTAAACTAACTAACTTTGCTGCTAAAGATGCTTTAGCTACAGGTAACCCAGCTAAGATTGTAACAGGCACTGAGATTAACACAGAGTTTAATAACATACAAACAGCTAATAACAGCAAAGCTGATAAAGCATCTCCAACATTTACAGGTGTTGTTACTATGACTACGTTAAATGTTTCAGGTGTGCTTACTGCCGGTACAATAGATGGAGGGACTTACTAATGGCTGGATTCTTTGATAGTTTATTTGATGCTGGTCTTAATTACGCAGCGCAGCAGAAGGGTATTAAAGACCTGCAAAGCTACGGTAAAGAGATTAGAACAGGGTTTGAAGGGCTTGCCGGTAAGGCTGTGGAAGGTACTACGTTTAAACCGTTCACAGTTAGTACAGGGCTGAGTACAACCACTACAGATCCTTCTGGTGGTTATAACATAGCGTTGTCGCCAGATCAGCAGCGGTATCAGGCAGGGTTGTTTGGCGGTGCTGAGCAAATGATTGGCAGTGCTACAGGTTCTTTGCAGTCTAGAGAGCAGGATGTGTTTAACAGACTACAAGCTATGATGTCTCCTGCACAAGAAAGAGAGAGGTTGGAGCTGGAACAGCGCATGATGGGACAAGGTAGAGGTGGTGTCAGAACAGCCGCTTATGGCGGTACACCAGAGCAACTGGCATTGGCTAAGGCACAAGAAGAACAACGTGCTATGTCCTCTGTGCAGGCTATGGAGCAGGCTAGGGCGCAACAGGCTCAAGAGGCTAACATAGGTCAGGGGCTGTTCCAGATGGGTTACCTACCAACACAGCAGGCTATGGCCTCATTAGCGCCAGCCACTAACATATCTGACCTTATTGCCTCACTACAGAAGACAGGTACACAGGCCAGCACTGGCTTGTTGCAGTCTGGCTTGGAAGGAGATGTTAACTTACAAGCTGCCGCCTCTCAACAGCAGCAACAAATGTTTAGTGATCTTATTAAATCATTGAGTAGTCAGCAAAATGCAGAGACAGGGGCTACATCTCAGGGCAATATCATAACTGAAATTTTAAAAAAGATGAACATACTTTAATAGGAACATAATATGTTGATAGATATTCAATCAATGTTTAAAGACATTATAGAAACGCCACAGCAGCGCAGGTCTGCTATGCAAGCGGAAGGGGAACAACGAGCGCAGACGGCTGTTGGTACGCTGTCAGGGGCTGGTCGATGGGCAGCACCTCTTGTAGCTGAGTTGGAAAGACAGCGCCCAGAGCGCAGTGAAGCCTTACAAAGAGGCTTGGGAGGGATGTTTAATGCTATCCCCGGTGTTGAGAGAGAGACTAGGACACCTAGCCAGCAGTTACAGGGTGCGTTGGCTGGCATGGACATCACAACGCAAGAGGGTGTTACACAGGCTTCAGCGACTCTTAGAAACCTAGGCTATGCTGATAAAGCATTAGAGCTGGAACAGCAGTTTGCTGAGCAAGCTAGAGCAGAGGAAGATCGTACTCTTGGTCGAACGCTTAAAGAAGGAGAGCTTTCTTTACAAAAACAAAGAATGGCGCTGGCAGAACAAGAACAACGCAGCCGTGAAGAACAGCTTAGACTGCAAGCGTTACGAGACGAACGTGCGTATCAAGTACAAGGTTTTGACGTAGCTAATCAAACAGAACAACTTAGAATCTCTCGTTTAAACTCTGATTTACGCGCAGAAGAAATAGCAATACAGAGAGAACGGAATCAATCACTAGGACGAGCTGAAACAGACCAAACTAGACGTTACATTATGGAGGCAACTACAGAAGCTATAGAACAACGAACTAATGCTACTTCTATGTTAATGGTGGCGCAACAATACGAGAACTTGCAGCCACGGTCGGGCATCTTTGGAAGCTCTGCTGCTGCATTTAGGGAGTTCTTAGGCACACAGGGAGGAGAAGACGCTGTTAAGCAACAGTATATTAAGCTGCGTAATTCTGACGTTATTAACGGACTGCCTCCAGGCACTGCGTCAGACAACGATATACTTATCTTTATGGGGGGATGGCCTCCAGAAAATGCCAGTGCTTCTTACATAGCTTCGTTTATGCGCGGACAAGCTAAAGTATCCGCTATATCCTCTGAAATGAACGCAGCTAAAGCTCAGTACATTTCAGATAATAACGGCAACGTAGCGGGTTTTTACGATCTTTGGTCAGCGCAAAGTTCTGATGAGGATTTCTTAGAGTCTGTTCAGAGCAAATACAGTATTTCTTTTTCAGGTGAAGATGACACTGCGGTAAGGCAGTCATTGCTTGAAAACATGGGTATCAGTGAAAGTAATCGAAGAACTAACACAAATCGCTAACAGAGGTTACTATGTCTCAGTCATTGAGAGAAGCTGCACAGGGAATTCCCGATAAGTATCTTAGACAATTATCAACAAAAGACTTACAAGCTATTGAACAAGACGATGTATCAGCAATATCTACTAGAGGATTGCAGATCATTGCTACAGGTAAGCAGGACTTAGGCGTTGGAGAGTTTTTAGATGTTGGTACATCAATCGGAGGAGCCTTAACAGGAGCTGCTTTAGGAGCTGCTGCTACAGGGCCGTTTGCTCCTTTAGGCGCAGTTGCGGGAGGCATCATTGGAGGCGCTGTAGGTGCTTTTGGTGGAGAGGCCGCTGAAGACGTAATAGCTGGTAGAGACCTTAACCTAGGTTTTGGCAGCGGAGGGGCTGGCAAAGCTGCTGCTGAATCTGCTTTGTGGGATACAGTTTTTTTAGGCGCTGGTAAAATAATTAAACCAGTAGCAACTCGTATGGGTCTTGATCCATCTAGATTATTTAACAGGATTACAGGCAGAGACGTTGGAACTGCTACAAAACCTGCTGAGCGAGTGTTTCAAGAGTTTCCTGAGAACTCTCAAGAATCCATGCAACAAATACAAAGCATACTCAGAGCAGAAGGTGGTAGCTTAACAGCGTTTCAGACAGGCAGAAGTCCTTTTGTTAGGGAGTTTTCTGAACAGATTGCTAACATTGGTTTTCTGTCTAGCGATATGGTGGAAAGACGGATAACACAGAATACAGAGATATTTCAGCGCGGCTTCCAAGATATGATACAAGGCATAGACCCTACACTAGCTAAAAGTAGTTCAGACCTTGGCAGGGCTATTGTAGAAACTATCGACACAGGAGAATCCCTTGTAAAGAACTACTATAGCAAAGAGCTTGATTCAATTATTCAAACCTCTGGTGATATGAAAGTTGATACAGGACTTATTCAAAGGGCTATTAGTGGTTTTATTGGTAATGCAAAGACTGACTTAGAGGTTGCCCTCACTGATAGCACTATGGGCGTGTTGCGCGATAGAGCTGGTAAGCTGGTTTTAGAGAGCAGTATTATTAACCCGGCTACTAACAACCCGTTTAAGCTGTCTAAACGAGCAAACCTAAAAAGCTTGATTGAGTATCAGAAGATGCTTACAAAAGCTATTGAAAAAAAGCGTCCTTCATTAACAAACATTGACGCTGATGAAGCTGCTTTCAGAGAGTTAGGACAAGCAGAAAGACAGGTTAAAAACGCTATCACTGAGACTATTGCTAAAATTAACCCTAAACTAGCTGATTCGTATCGTTCTCTTAACAAGTTCTACGCCACATCAATGGATTCTCTTTATCCTGAAGCAATAGGCAACGATCTAGTACGTGCTGGCAATAAAGAGATGTACACAACACTGGGTAATCTTATTGCAGGTAACGGAGACGTAGACAAAATAGCTAAGTTAATGTCAAGCATTGATAGTTCTTTTAAGATTGCCAAGGAAACTAAGCAAGAGTTTACAGGTAACGTTAATACTCCCGAAAGAGCTAAAGCATTAATGCGTCAGTCGTTTATTGCCAACAGGATTGCTGACCCAGCTACTAACGCTTTGGACGTTAGACGTATTGAAAAGCTCTCTGACGATCTAAAAAACATTAACGTACAGAAGCGGTACAGAACCGTCTTAAAAGAAGACTACGCTAAGTTCAAGACCTTTGTAGACGGTGTTAAAGCCTCTACAGCCCGCCCTGAAGCGGGTGTGTTGTCGTTGTCGATACGTGGTAGGGAAGTTGGCGCAGCGTTACAGGTGGCCTCTATAGGTGCTGCTGCTGGCGCTGGCGCTATCACGGCAGGTACGTTAGGCGCGATAGCTGCTCCGTTAGCTGTGTTTGCTCTTCCTGTAGTGGCTGCTAAAATTGCTCTTAATAAAGCGGCAGCAAGTCGCTTGTTAATGTTGGACTCTATAATCAAAAAAGACCCTAAAGTGTCTCCTGCGCTAATAGCGGCTCAAGTAGCTAAAATTCTTGACGAACTTAGTGATGACGATATAGAAGATATAAGAGAAGGTATATTCTAATGACAGACAACATAGTCGCCATAGACTCTAAAGAGGATAAACAAATTAAAGAAATATCAACCTACTTAGCCAAACTGCACAGAGCTATGTATGACGCTCACATCAAAGCAGGGTTTGAACATGAAGATGCTCTGTATTTGTGTTGCTCTGGAGATCAATAATGCCTAAGAAGAAGGATAGCAAGTTGGAGAGTGCTGGCGTGTCCGGGTACAACACTCCCAAAAGAACGCCTAATCACCCTACGAAGTCTCATGTTGTTGTAGCTAAAGTAGGTGATGAGACTAAGACGATCAGATTTGGACAGCAGGGTGTTAGCGGATCTCCTAAGACTGAAGGAGAGAGTAAAGCTGACGCAGCGCGTAGGAAGTCGTTTAAGGCTAGACACGCTGCTAACATATCTAAAGGTAAGATGTCGGCAGCGTTCTGGGCAGACAAAGTTAAGTGGTAACGACAACCAAATGGTGATTGAAATGGCAGCAGGAGTTAAGCATTACTTTAAAGACGGTAAAGAATACATAGGTATCCTCCACACCTGTAATTTCTCACAGCCCTTCTAAAGCTAAGAAGGCTAAGTAGCTACCACAACTTAAACTGCTCTGTGCAGACTCTGACACACGGAAGTGTCTCTTCTAGTTCGCAGAAAAGTGTATCATATTGTATATAAAAGCGCAGAAAAGTGCGTTATGTTTAACATTTAATTTGTAGTTCACATTAGAAGCAGGCGGTATAGTCTCGCTATACCTATACCGCCTATTTTAAACTACTTAGACTTCACACACCCCAGCAACACACGCCAGCGTCTGCGCTCCCTCAGTGTTATCCCTATCCTCTTTCATGTCCCAGTTAAACTGCGTAGGGAAGCCTTCTGAAGCCTCCTCAAACTGCTCAGCAGTAATGGGGGTGTATGGTGCTTGTTTGTACACATGATCGTCATAGGGGAGGAAGGACAACCCGCTAATCTTATCAAACTTGTTATACACCCACTGCCCCACCTCTAAGAACTCTGTATCCCTGTAGTAGCAAGTCATAGAGGGTTTATGTTCACACCAATGGTCTTGGTATATCTCCCACAATTCTAGCTGCTCCATTGCAGACATCTCAGAAGCCGTCACAGCGGTCGCTGGAGCCTTCTTAGGGAAGGAGAACACCAACGCATTCTTAGACATCCCATCGATCTCCCAAGGCACTCCAGCGTCCTTCAGGATGGTGCATAGAGGGTCTAGTGCGTCTGCTCTAACTCTTCGTATATAATACTTGGAGTAACGTGGGTGTATACCACTGGCGCTGTCAACCAACTGACTGACAGTTCCTGATGGTTTAACACAAGTAATAGCTGTTGATTGTTGTATACCCAACAATTGAGCATATTCTTTATTAGTGTTAACAGCTATTTGCTTTAGTTCTTCAAGAACAACTTTCAACTCATCTCGATCACCTCTACCACTGAGCATTATATTATCCATAATCCCGGTAAAAGAGACTCCTAGTAATCTTTCCTCTTCAGTGTTCTTTCTCCAGATGCTACGGACATAACGAAAGTTTGTTAATGTTGCCTGTAGTGTACCCAGTATTGTTGCTTGTCTAACTTTCCTTTGTAATGTTTTAAACGTATCTTCAGGACGTACTACAATCTCTGTTAAATTACAAAGCTGTGCTGGGCGTAGGATGATCTCGCTGCAAGGATTTGTTCCAAACTCTTTAGTGGCATCTCTGCGGCCATTCTTAGCTGCCTGCTTCTGACTAGCCACGCGAGAGAAGATACCACGCTCACCCGCTTTAGACTTATACATCTCCTGCCATTCATGTAAGAAAGCCTCAAAGTCTGGCTTTTCTGTGTAGCTGGCAGAGTTGTTAGCTAAGGCTCTGTGTGGTGCTGTCATCCACCACTCACCTTGCTTAGCGCGTCTCAGGCGGTCATCAGAGAGGTTGGACAAGCTAATCAAAGCTGATCGTCTAACACCACCAACAACAACAATATCAGCAATCTTACAGCACAGATCGTGGCACTCTAATGAATTGAGCCTACGTCCCGCAGCTCCTCTGAATACTTTACAGCAGAAGTTGAAAAGATCTTCAAGAGGAGCAGGGCCGCTTGCTCTACCTCCGAACGTCTTAAGAGGGCTTCCTGCTGGTCTAATCTGGGACATGTCCCATTGTGGTATTTTACCTGCAAACAAGAGTGATATAAGTTCTCTGAACGCTGATGCCCATCCAACCTTGCTATCTGCAACTCTAATGACAGTATCTGTTTCATGGAACTCCTCCGACACTTCAGGTAACAAGGCTACATGCTGACGCTCTACAGAGTAGCCCACGCCTGTGCCGCACATAAGAATATACATCATCTCATCGAAAGCACGAGGATGGTCTATAGATAAATATGAACAGTTAAAGCCTGCTATATTATCTTTATCTAAAGCTTTGCCAGCCGTCATCAACGCCCTCATGCTAGGCATAACTTCTAAATTTAAGATAGCTTCTCTGATCTCTGAGAAGTCTTTATCTGACACCTGTGGCGCTCTGTCTTTAAAGAATGTTATGTATCTATCTACTGTCTCTTCCCATGTCTCTCGTCTACCCAGCTCTGGCATATAACGAGCATAACGAGATCTGTGTATGTATGTTGAATAACTGTCCATCAATGTACTTCCCCTGCTGCTTCTATTAGTTTTGATAAATACCATTGTGCTTTCTTCAGGTCTTCTAATGTCTTACCTTTGTAGTTGCAGCGCCACAGATACTTCATTGTGTTGCCTCGTAGATACCCTTTGAACTCCTCTGCGCTCATACAAGCCTGTATGCCGTCAATGCACTCAACACCTCCCATGTTATAGTGTAAAGGCTTTGTGACGTTATCAACAGGGGTAGGGCTGGCGGTAACCTCAACAACGTATGCGTCTTCTTCATAAACTATGTTACGTCCGTAGTCTGTAGCTACTTCATACACATTACGCAGCAGGTCATGCTCTAATATTGTATATACGTTTCCTGTCTTATCGTTGTACCAAAGCAAACTGTCTTTACAGCTCACAATCATTATTGCCTTCATGTCATCTCTCCCAGTTCTTCAGATAAATAATCAAGTTTCTGTTCAATCTTATCTTCAAATCTTTCTACAATGTCTTCACTGCTAATTTCAAGTACTTCCATTAATGTTATTTCATCCAGCATTGTTAACTTATTTTTAATGTCTGCGAAAGTCAACGACATGTTATTCTCCGTACTTCTTTCTGAGGTAGGTCATTGAAACAGGAAGTTCATCAAAGCTACCATCACAGACTTCATTCAACATCCACACACCTGACCAGCTACCATTGGTCTGTGGTGTTAAATAATCTTCATCATGCTCATAGTAAATCCCGGCGAATAAAGAAGTAACTCTAACACCGTCACCTCTACGTCCATAAGCTATATCCCTATCTTGAACGTGTCCCTGTACACACGACATCATTTTCTTCGTCATTAACAGCCTGGCTGTTCCAACTGCTCTGCCCATAACACCGCTGGTGAAGTAGTGGCAGTAAGCAACCCCGTCAATCACCACAGGCTGTAAGAAAGGTACTACTTCAAACCCATGCTTATTCAAGTTGAAATCATTATAACTGATCAACCCTTCCAGCTTAGGGTCTGACTCGATAGCCCTCTCAATCCTGTATTCATGATTGCCTGTTGTAAAGACTAAACGAGGCTTCCACAGTTTCTTCTTGTCTACCCTTGCTTTGTCTGTATGAGCGTGTAGGTAGGACATGAATATATCCATCGCCTCGTTACCTGCTTCAATGTCGTTAACATACCTCCTGCCTTCAAAGCTCTTCTTACCTACATCGTATGAAGACAGTGCTGGCATGTCCCAGTGATCAC